TGCATCAACAATCCAATAACATTGTTCTGTTGTTAAAGTTACTGTTGTGTTTAATGCACATATCCCAAAAATATTATCTATTTCCTCATGACTTAATTCTTGCATTGGGTGTGATTGGGTGTCAGAATGGGTGTAAAGTGGAATACTCTCCCCAGCTTCTAATTCAACAAACGCTATGGGTGGATGGTCATACAATGCAGTATAGTTAGGATGTTTTAGTGCATCAGAACTACAGGTTGTAGTAAACTCAGGCTTATCAAACCCATCAATTTTTACCATCATAGCAACAGGTTTTTGACTAAAGAATGGCTTGGTGTAAAGCAACTCACCCTTCTCTCTCGTTTTCCAATCACTTCCTGAACCTGAGTCAATATACATATATCCATAACCATCGAAATCATAACGCATTGCCACTGGCTCAATTGGGTGTGATTGGGTGTGGGTATAAAGTGGTATATCAGCTTCTATTGGTCGTGTTTCGTGTTTACCATAAACATACCCTTCTTTAGTCATATAGCCTACCGGACTGCTCATTTGGTCAATATTTTGACCATTTTTCAACTCCTCAATTTCAGATTGTAATTTACACACAACTTCAGACGCTGCAACAGTATCATAATCAGAAGTGTACCAACCCTCTTTTAAAATTTTTATTAGTTCATTTGCTGTCATTTCTGCACCTTTTTAATAAACACAACTGGTTCTGTATGCTCACCACACCAGTCATCAGGAGCTTTAGTTTGTGATTGTGGAAATCTGCGACAAATACCCATAGAATCAAATCCTTTTGGGCTATACCAATATTTACAAGTTTTACATAAGTTCATTTTTTTCCCTTTAAAGTGAACACTACCCCAATTGACTAAAAAGCCAATTTATAACAAATTTGTTAATATTTAAGAATATACAATCTTATCTGACAAAATAGACGCACGTTGTATAACTTGTTCGACAAAGCGAGCTAGGCCCACTTGATCAAACTGATATACAGTACGTTCTTCATCTACACCAAAAGACTGTGTAAATGTGTCAGAATAATTTTTCGCATATTCACGAATCATATTATCCATATTATCCTAAAAGGGGATGTCTTCTTCTAAATCACCAAGCGACATTGAAGCGTGATTACTTATTGCTCCAACATCAAGTGATGGCTGCTTTATTTCTTTACTACCCAACAACTGCAATACATCTGCTTTAACTTCTGTTGATGATTTCTCAACTCCGTTAGAGTCTTTCCACTTCCTTGTTACCAACTTACCTTCAACATAAACTTGACTACCTTTTGTCACAAATTTACTACATATTTCGGACAATTTACCAAAGCAAGAAATCCTGTGCCACTCGGTATTTTCACGATATTCACCAGACGCTTTGTCTTTAAATTTTTCAGAAGTTGCTACACTAAAATTAGTAACTCCTGTGCCATCTTGAAACGCACGAGTTTCTGGTTCACGACCGACAAAACCTAAAATAATAACTCAAAAGATTTTCTTTATATATTTCAGCTTGTTTTTTCCAATGTTCTGCGTTCATTTCTCACTCGCTTTCTTTAACAAATCAATTACATTGCCAATAACTTCTAATTCATAAGGCTCATACCAAGCAATCTTTCCACCATAGTCATTTTTGAATGCCAATGATGCGTTTCTACCTGATTTTTCAGCAACGACACCTATAACCCCTGTCTTTGTTTTTACTATATCAAGCAGCTTTAGTTTCATTTCTCACTCGCTTTCATATAAAATTTTAATTTATGATACATTTCTGTATTTACCTTATCTAAATAATTAATTTGCTCAACAAGTATTGGTAAAATTTCAACAACTTCTGTAGCCATTTCTAATTTGGCTTTGTCATTATATTTATTAAATCTTTTAAATCTTTTTTGCAATAGCAATGCTTTTTTTCTAATCATTCTCACTCGCTTTCTTTATTATTAATGCTTTCCCCATTGTGGGTTTTATTGTTATCGTTTCAATACTGTTTGGGTTTAATTTTGGTTGTTTAAACCAAAACAATAGGCGTTTAAATAAGTTAGGCTTTGGATGGGGTATGGTTTTTAATATCATTTCTCACTCGCTTTCTTAAAATGGTTATCGTAGGCTCGTTCCATCATTTCAATCTTTTCTTTATATGGTTTTAATTCCTCTATTTCAGATTGTAATTTACGCACAACTTCAGACGCTGCAACAGTATCATAATCAGAAGTGTACCAACCCTCTTTTAAAATTTTTATTAGTTCATTTGCTGTCATTTCTCACTCGCTTTCTTTAGTATTGCATCAACAATCCAATAACATTGTTCTGTTGTTAAAGTTACTGTTGTGTTTAATGCACATATCCCAAAAATATTATCTATTTCCT